TATGTCTTGAGCTTCAAGAGCCTTATTCAGTTGGTCAAGTCCTTCTGAACCATGCATACCAGAGTGGAAACCATCTTGTTGTGCAGCATAGCCATAGTCGGCTAAGTTGATAGATAATCTTTCCATATCTTCTTTCTTTTAATAATTATGATGTTTATTTAACAATTTCAACTCCGTACTCGTTTTTCATGCGAGCAATGATTGACGTAGGAAGAGACTTATTTGCTTCAAAAGCGGTACAAGCCTTGCTAAACTCTTCGTCAAATCCCTTACTAAAGGTAGCTTGGTCAAGCAATTCAGCAATAGCGTGAGGATTTTTGCTCATACTTACTTGATTAGTTTTTGCAGATTTTCCTCCTTCATTACCAAAGTCATTCTCATTTGATTTAGCAAATGTACGTTCAACTGGACGTGATGAGCTTAAAGATTTAGGTGCTGGTACATCTGAACCGAATGCTTCAAGTTTTTCAGACATTACCGAAATAGTGTCTTCTTGACCTTTGATGATTTCTTTAAGTTCAGCATTTTCAGACATAATAGCAGTTGCTTTCTGAGCTACATCTTTAACCATAACACCAAGAGCCTTGATGAAATTAGTTTGATTGGCGTGAGAAGTAGCAATTGCCTTTTCAATACGGTCAAAGCGGTTGGTACCACCTTTCTTCATTTTGCCTTTTTCTTCAACTTCTACATCATCCTCATCTTCTTCGGCTTCCTCTTCATCGGCTTCCTCTTCCTCCGATGTTTGCTCAGCTTCTTTAGTCTTGGACTTTGCTTTGCTGATAGGCTCTTTCTTGGTTTGTCCGCCATTGGCGTCACAACCTTCACCCTTTTCAATATCATTAGGCTCTACGTCAAGCCCAAGAGCTTCGTATGCTTTTGTGATATCATCTTCAGTGATTGTTTTTTTACCTTTCATATTCGCAAACTTTTTTAACATTAAATGAATATTTTCTGCTTTCTCAATACTTATACCTGGAATGTCTTTGAAAAGCCTTTCGATAACCTCTGATTTTGAAAAAGTCTGTTTTTTAAGTTTCTTATCAACTGACTCTTTCTTCAATGCTTTTGCATTTTCTGTATCAACTGCTTCTTCCACTTCATCCTCATCAAAGTCATCGTCAATCTCTCCTTTAATTATATTAGCAAAAGTTTGAGGATTTTTTGGTTGATGAGTAACGGCAACTCCAGTGATTACTGCTTTTATGATTTTTTTATAATCAGGAGAATTTTTATCATTAGATTTACGTTTCAAAACTTTACCTTCAATAGAATAACCAAGCCTTCTCGTTTTTGAATCTTTTTCAAGAACTTGAGCAAGTTCCCAAACATCACAAGCTATTTTACTTGAAGGGTACAAATCAGTTTAAATGTATAATCCTTCTGGACGAATTTCTGCTTTTGAAGGCTCTCCGATAATAGTGGCGGGTTGACCTTTTGCTTGATGGTGCCAATTTACCATTCCGCTTTCTAATAACGGTTTGATATCGAACCCTTTGGGGTCAAGAAACTCTCCATCACTATCTTCATCAGATGTTGAAGCAATACCGCCTAAACGCATCACCTCTTCTCCAGTAGTAGGGTCAATAATAGTTTCTTGAGCCTTTTCAATCGGACACCAAAATTTGAATTTATCTTCTATCTTTGCCATAACTTTATAAAATAAAGGTCAAAAGTTCCGAACCTTTGACCTCTTAATAACTGTCAATTGTAATTTGCTTACTTTTCAGACATGGTTCTTTTTATCCATCCGTAAAAAAATTTTTTATTGCTCGGTTTTTTTTCACAGATTGAAATATAATACTTGACCTTTTCCATTCTTCTAGCATTCATATAATCTTCATACAGAATGGTTGTATTCAAACTGTCAACTTGATGTTTCCAAAATTGAACATCTGATTCAAGTTCTTTTATCCGTTCCTGATTGATAACAGGAACCTCTACATACACCGTATCGGGAACTTGTATAACAGGCTCTACGGTTTTCTGTACGCTCGGTTCACAGCTAATCATTAAAGTGGTTAGCAAGCATAAAAATATCGTTCTCATAACACTGAATTTAATTTGTTTAATAATTCGTTACTCATCTTACCAGTCTCTTTCATTTTAAATTGACGTTCAGATAATTTTATGGAAGTGCCAACACCCATATTAACAGACGTATCATACATATCGTTAGCTACATCCTGTTTATTGATTTTATCACCCCAAACTGGATTCCAATAATTTACTCGATACAAATCTTCTTTAGCTTTTTCAAGTTCTGTAGAAATGATTACCTGACCATTTTTCTTATTAGGAATTTTATCAAGTAATTTCCAACCAATCCATGACGGATTAGCTTTTCTGCTTATACCGCTCCAAGTCTCTTCTCCTGAATCACCGTCTATATTAGTCCAGACGTTCTTGCCTTCAAATTTTTCCGTTCTCTTGAAAGCTATTTCAAAATTTGCCATAATTACCTTATTTAATAGTCAATTGTGAAAAATCAATACAATCGTGATTTAACCAATCCATCAGTTTGTCTGATTTATCGGTATTTTTCATTTTCATAAACGCATCTACACTAATATTGTAGCATTCCAAATATCTCTGAAAACCTTCTTCTAACAATGCTATGCGATTTCCTTTCTCCGTTGCTTTTTGAAACTCATCGCTCAAGTCCTCTAATTTTTCTGTATTCTGAATAGCTTCATTATACAAAGCTATTTGATAAGGCTCAAGCAGTGGGAAGTTTCCTTTGAACGGAATTATTTGAGAAGGTTTTTTCAGTCCGACATATTTGACGGCTCTACCTCCTACAACTGATACAAGTCTTTCTCGTTCCATGTCCTATTTTTTTACAATTACTTTACTTCGATTAAGAATAATCATAAATGAATTTGGGCCACCGTTACCATGAGGCTCTATAATAGCATCATATCCTTTTAATGCCGCATATGTCCCAATGGCTTCTTTGCTTCCTATTCTGACTAATTCATAAATTCCCGAAATAATGTCTCCATTTGGGTCTTTTGTCTTTTTCAGGTCAGCCATTTCAGAAGTTTTAACATTCAATTCACTTTTAGTTACTTTGATATCTGACTGTAAATTAGTAACCTTATCACCTATGTTTTCAAGTTCCTTAGAAATTTTCTTGTTGATAACTCCGTAATGTTCTTTCATCATCCAATCTTGAAAACGTTTCAACGGATAATTATAAGCATTGCTAAAAGCATTTTTGCGTTTAATAGCATTATTCTCCCATTGATAACGACTCAACATAAATTTCTCTTTACTATTAGGCAAAGTAAATACATAAACATCTGTTCCCTTGCCTTTTTCAGTAACAGTACCTCCATTTTTCTTTACCCAATCAAATACCTTCTTTTCAACAAAATCTTCAAAGCTAGGATAATCAGGGTCACCATCGTCATTTAACCTACCCCAATCAGTGTTATCTATTTCAAGTTGAGACATAACAAGAGTGTCTTCGTCCCAATGCATATTTGTTTTGATTTCCTTTTCGGTCTTATCGGTTATATTATTTAAGTCATCCTGTTGTTGTTTTAATTGATTATTAAGAGCATCAATTTCAATTTGCTTTGCATCAACAGCTGCTTTATCAAAAGTAACTAAACTTAGTATTTCCTTTTTCAAGTCTGGTACTAATGCTACTTTAGACGAAGGGTAAAGAACACATTCAAGTATATCTCCAGACCTGCCTGCATAACTTCTAGCAGCATTATATGCATCAGATTTTTTATATGTTGTTTGAGTATTACTTTTGTCGTGGTCTCCGTCATTTACATGAGCATATATGCCAGAACCGTGAATACCAATAGTTCCATAGAAACAATTATCATTGTATTTGAAATCATCGGCATAATACTCCGCATTATGACCACCTCCGTCCGATAAACCACGAAACATTTGATACTTAGATTGCTTTACGGCATTCCAATATTCAGCTTCATCAACTACATTTGGACGTGCGGTGAATCATCTTTCAGCGCATATCGTACTTAATAGCTCCCAGCCTACGGTATAATTTGTAGCATTCAATTTACGCCAATAATCCGAACCTGATTGACCTTTCCATATAGCATCTAACTCATCTTCAGATAACTCCCGATACATATCAGCATCACTCTTGAGGTTTCTCGGCAATACCTTTTTGTTCTTCTTAGCAAGTTTTGCTTCCAAGTCGTTCTTAATACGTCTCAAATCTTTGAAACGGTTGTCAAAGACTTTTATCATATCAATATTGCTTGCAACTAAAAAACCCATAACATCTCCTTGCTTATTCAAAACATCATCAATCTGGTTGATGTAATCCTGAGTAGAAAGATTAGCAACGACAGATGGATTATATTTTTGCATAGACAAAAAGTCATCCACTTTATCTCCAAACGTTTTCTTTGAACCTTGTGCCCGATAGTTCAACGCTCCTCCGTTATCTACACGTACAATTC